TGCGGTTCATACCCGCAGTGTCCCCGGTTCAAATCCAGGTGCCGCTACCAGATCCATGAAGCGCCTTGGCGCTTCATGGACTTCTAAATGGCCCGTTGGTCAAGTGGTTAAGACACGGCCCTTTCACGGCTGTAACATGGGTTCGAATCCCGTACGGGTCACCATCCCATAGGACGCCGTTGTGCACGGCGTCTTATGGGCAGAAAAAATCATATATCCGTATGGAGGCTTAGCTCAGCTGGTTAGAGCGCCTGCTTCACACGCAGGAGGTCACTGGTTCGAGTCCAGTAGTCTCCACCAAAGGAAACCCTAGAGCCGCAATGGTTCTAGGGTTTCTCTTTATACGCAAGATTTTGTATTTGTTAGTAACGTGTAAGTAACATCACAATCCTCTAATCTTCCGCATTACCCCATTATATACTCTCGGATTAGCAACCTGCAGCGTGTCCATCAAGTCATCCATAATGCCCCATACCTGCTCCTCGCTTTTTTGAAAGTATAATTTTTGCATATAGTTGACTTGCATATATAAAATCCCCGCCCTCAATTGAGAGCGGGGCCATTTTAATGCTTGACGATATGGTCATAGTAGAGTTTGAGTTTGTCGGGGTTGGCGTCCTCGTCATCCAGAAATGCCCTGGTGATCGAAACATAGAAGTCCAGGGTATTCGCTGATGTTTTTTGGATGGCCTTGCAGTAGTCAGAATAGATCATATTTATTGCAGCCCAAAATTGCGCCGGGTCTCCGGGTATGTTTCTTTGGGCCATGATCTGTTTAACCTGCTCCAGAGTCCAGTGCGGCCCTTTTGTTCCGTCGGCGTTTACCATACGAGATGTCCAGTCCTCTGCGTCAGCTAGAGTGAACGATTTATTAGATTGCAAATTGCTAGTTCTTGGGCGCTGGCCCTCCCACTGGCAAATCGCCTGATAGGCTCCGTTATATGTTGCCAGTCTGTCAGCCATACGGTCGGATGGTTCCTCGCCCATACACTCGGCAATTTTTAGCAGTAGCCAACCACGAGCTTCAGTTTCGCCCATAGGGCCACCCCCTTACTCCATCTCCATCTCGTTCATCAGACGCCGGATGGCGTCACGCTCACGTTCAGTTGAGGCATTATCCATCATCGTCTGTAGCTTATCCATCATGTCAGGAGATGCGTGTCGAGAATATCTCCCATCCCGGCTATAACGTCCCATGGAGTCCCGCTTCCGGCCACGGTAGCTGGAGCCGCGGGCATAAGTGCCGCGCATATCAGCCTCCCAATCCCCGGCCCGGCTGTATCCACCGTCCTCTTCCAACATTGCGATCTTGTCGATGTTCTTGATGGTGTCGGTCAGCTTGTGAGCAGCTTCAAGGTCCCCGGCAGACATCTCCGGCTTGCGGGCGATCTCCTCCAACTCTTCGCAGAGCTTTTCTTTCAGTTCGTGCATATACATGTTGACTCTCCTTTCAAGCCACGCGCTCAACGATCAGATTAGCATTTTCAACCTCAATCGTCTCCGCGCTGGTATTTTTGACTGCCACAGTCACGCAGCAGCCACGGGGGACCTCAATAAAGGCCGCAGCAAACACGTTGAAAAACTCGTCCACCGCAGCAGGGGTCACGATAGCGGTAGCGCTACCCAGTGCCTCTCCCTCAACAGCGATGGCAACGGAGATAGGGCCTACCGCGCCGCCGGTGGGAATTGCAATGTTGCTGCCGAAAACCACTTTATAGCGGGCGCGGCACTGATTCGTCATTCCACGCAGGGTAACGATGCCGGAGCCGTCACGGTGCACGATGCAATTAGACCCGCTGACAGGCGTCTCCGTAAAGACTACGTTCTGGTTAGCGGCCACCTGCTGAACAAATACTCCAGTAAATTCAGCCATAAACTTCATTCCTTTCAAAAAGATAGCGGCGAGGCTGTTGCCCCGCCGCATGGTTCAAAATCGGCACGGGGCCGAACATGTAAGCAATTCTTACAAGTTGATGTATTGGGTTTCAGCAGCCGCAGCCGCAGGGATTGCAGCCACATCCGGCATAAGGATTAGGCACCTGATAGGCCGGAACAGGCATGGGATTGATGCGGCGGATCAGCTCGGCAGTCTGCGCTTCCTGATTAGCGGTGATGAAAGCGTTCTGAGCCGCCTGAGAAGCCTGGAACTTCAGGCTCTGGTTTTCAGCCGTCAGAGTAGCGATCTTGTCCTGGGTCAGGAAGTCCAGGATTGCCCGGGAGTTGGCGTTGGCATTGTCGATGATGTCCCGCGTGCTGGACTGGATGGTGTTGCGGGTATCGCAAGCCTGGGTAGCCATGTCGTACCGGACGCCGTCAATGCTCCGCTGAGTATCGCAGCAGCACTGCGCCAGCTGGGCGCCGATGGCATTAAAGCCCGCCTGCGTCTGATAGCCCAGGTTGCACACAGCGGTATCCACGCCATGGAATCCGTTGCTCACGGCATCCCGGATGGAGGTCTGGCCGTTCTGGAGGCCGTTGAGCGCAAAACCCTCGTTGATGTCGGCCCTGGTGGCCCAGCCCTGACCGGAGGGAGAACCCAGGCCATTGCCGGAGTTACCACCCCAGCCGCCGCCATAGCCGCCCCAGCCGAACATACCGAAGATCAGGAACAGGATAATCCAGGAGGCCCAATCGCCGCCCCAGCCGCCGAAACCGCCGTTTCCGCCCTGATAGGCAGGAGTCACGGGCATGGTCATCACAGCGCCGTCAGAAGAAAGACTCATTATTTTTTCTCCTTTGTAGATTTATTTTCAAAACCGTGGCCACGGATTTTGATTTTATTTCATTTTCTGATGTGATACAATAAAGTGAAAGCTTTTTAGGGGGATATACCCATGAAACTAAAGCCCAATAGGCTACTTAAAGACAAACCGTGTCAAACTTGCGAAAACTTTACAACTCCGGATTGCCCAAAAACACAAATGATGAAGTCTATCTCATTTAATATAGAAAAATATTTGGTAGGAATGACAGTTATAGAAAAACCAACAGAAATAACCATAATAGATTGTCCAAAGTATAAAAGGGGGAAATTTTTAAGCGATTATTTTCCGTTTTTAGACAAAGTTTGATTATTTCCCAAACATCCCACGCATCCCCTCGAACATCCCCTGCATTTGCTGGGCCTGCTTTTGGACCTGATTGAGCTGATCTTGGGAAATGCGTCCAGAGGATACCATCTCTTGTATCATGGCGTTGGGGTCCTTACCCCGCATCTGCTGCATGAAGGACTGAAACTGCTGCATCATGTTGGGCTGTCTGTTTCCGCCCATAGCCTGGAAAAAGGGGTTCATTCCGCATCCTCCTTTGCCGCCGCTTTGCGGGCGGGTTTTTCTTTGGCGCTCAGCGCCTCTACACGGGCCGCAAGGGCCTCCAGGTCCTGCTTGGTGGCGTACTCCACGGGAGCCGCCTGCGGGGCAGCAGGGGCCGTCCTGGGGGCGTTTCTCTCCACCAGATCGTAGACCTTGATAGAGGGTTTGCCGCTGGCGTCCGCCTGCTTGAGATAGATGGTGGGGGCGTTGCTGTCCCACAGGGCCACAGCGGAATTGGGGGCCACCAGATAGCCCATAGCCTCCTGCTCACCGCTTACCCACACCATGCTTTGCCCACCAGTCTGTGCCTGCTGGGGCTGTACCTGCGGAATCTGCTGGGGAATGGGCTGATACTGTGCCCCACGAAGCTGTGCAAGCTGGTCCGCCATGGGCGGCTGATAATACGGCTGATAGCCGGGCATATATTGATACGGCATACTCAATCCTCCATCCAGTAATACAGCACGGTCTTTCCGCCGCTGTTCCAAGTGTCTACGATGCGCCCGTCAAAGACGCAGACGATGTGAGTGTCCAAGGCCAGCAGATAGACGCCATAGGGATGCTCATGAGCGAACTCCTGTACAGTCATATCCTCGTACTCCGGCAGATAGCGCCGCCAGCCTTTACGGCGGAGATATTTGCCCCAAACGGGATTTCCTGACGGCATATCTGCGGCAAGGTAGCCCTCCCAGCATAGCCCCCAATAGGTGGTGTCCCAATCCTGATCTAGGGCAACAGAAATTGCCCTGACGGTGCAATCGCCTACGTTCTTTCCGTCTCTATTGGCGTTGTAATATTCAAACGTACTGTTTCCTGTCATCATAAAAAAGCTCGTTCTGCCGGATAAACCCTTCAAGGCCGGAGAAGTCTCCCTCCGCCGCATACTTCTCGCAGGTGTCTCTTGCTGCGGGCTCCGTAAAGCCGCAGGCCACCAGACGGGCAATCAATTCAGAACCGTTCAAAATCAAAATCAACACGTCCTATTACAATAATTATTGGTTGGAAGTCCAGCATCCGGCTGGGCTTCTTTCCGTCTCATGCCTAAGCTACAAT